AACTAGACAATATAGAAGACCGTGAGCGTGACCTGATTGTACTGCGTGCCAAATCCAACAAGGAGATTGCCAAGGCACGGATGATTGCTGATGATACCACCAAATCCACCAACGAACGGATTGCAGCGGTTCAAAAGGCATTCAAGTTGGAGCAGAACGTGGCCAATGCAGAGCAGGCCAACGCACGTGCCTATCTCAAATACCTGGACGATCGCATCAAGATGGGCGAAAGCACGGACGAGGATTTAAAAGCAAGATCAGAAGCACAAGCAAAGGTGCTAGAATTGGAGACGGAATCACTCCGCAGACAGAAGCGATTGCAGGGAGAGGTCACCTCGTTACGCAATGAGGACAAAGTCAAGCTGGAGGCATCAATCAAATTGCGTGAGGAAGCAGCAAAGAAGGAACTGGAGTACCAGGCCTTTATCAAGAGCGGAGAGCGGGAAACGATTGAACTGATCAATAAGAGCAACGCAGCCCGTGTGCTTGCACTCACCGAGTTCAACAATCAGGTGAACAAACTCCGAGGAGTAGGTCAGACGGACAGAGAGCGGGAGTTGGCGCAAATCAAAATTGATTCGCAAAATGCAATGCGTGCATTGATTGAATCTGGGCAAGCCACGGCAGACAAGGCAGTGATGATTACAACTGCCCAGCGTGAGGCGGAGTTGAAGGTGAATCGCAAATACGACCAACTAGAACAAGCTCGGCAAAAGGCAGCCGCAGCCCAGAAACTTGAACTGCTTGCGCAGTCGTTTGGTGCTTTGGCTCAATTGTCAGAGGCGTTGTCCAAAGGCGATGAGAAGAACGCAGAGAAGTCGTTCAAGATCACAAAGGCCTTGCGTTTGGGAGAGGCGGTAGCGAATACGGCATCAGCCATCATGGGTCAACTTGCAGTGCCACAAGATCAGTTGACGGGTGCTAACTTTGTGAAGGCAGGAATCATCGCAGTAACTGGTGCGGCACAAATCGCAACAATCGCAAAAAGCAAATTCAATCCAGGCACTTCAACTGCTGAAAAGCCAACGGTTGGAAGCGCACCCGCAGGCGGTGGAGGATTCACCCCAAACATCTCATTCACGGGAATCGGTCAGAACCCACTTGCAGGGATGTTCGGTCAGCCGATGCAGGCCTATGTGGTAGGTCAACAAATGAACAACGCTAACATGCTGGAGCGGAGAATCCGCAATAGCGCAACATTCGGAGGATAAATGAAATATTTCGAGCTAGTCCTGGAGGACGAGAAGATGATGGGCGTGAACGCCATTAGCGTGGTGGAAAGCCCCGCCATTGAGGAGGACTTCATCGCCCTTTCCAAGGAGGTGCAGTTTGCCGTACAAAACGAGGAGAAGAGGATCATCATGGGTGCAGTGTTGATCCCGAATAAGCCCATCTATCGGGTGGACAAAAAGACGGGGGAGGAATACTACGTCTTCTTCACCGAGCAGACCATCCGCAAAGCAGCGGAGTTGTTCCTAAAAAAAGGGTATCAAGGCGAAACAACCACCGAGCATTCATCTTCCGTGAATGGGGTGACCACGGTGGAGCAGTGGATCATTGAGGACGAGGTACACGACAAGACCAGAAAGTACGGGATGAACTACCCAGTCGGCACATGGATGCAGGCACGCAAGGTGGACAACGATCAGGTATGGGATGATGTCAAGGCAGGCAAATACAACGGCTTCAGCATTGAGGGCTACTTCGCCCACAAGCCAGTAATGAACGTGGAGATGTCAATGGAGGAGATTGAAGAGCAAGAAGCGCAGCACATGGTTGAACTGTACATCTTGGGTGCCATGAAGGGCGTGCTAAAAACCGACAAGCGAGTGAAGGGCGGTTTGCGCATTGAGATGGAATCCTTCAGCGACTACCCAGAGGCAGTGCGTAACAACGCAAAGCGTGGTATTGAACTGAACGAGAAAGGCGGAAACAAGTGCGCCACCCAGGTAGGCAAAATCCGTGCGCAGCAGTTGGCAAGCGGACAGGCCTTGAGCATGGAGACCATCAAGCGGATGGCATCGTATCTAGCACGAGCCGAGGAATACTACGATGAGAGCGATAGCAGCGCATGCGGAACCATCTCCTACCTATTGTGGGGTGGATTGGCAGGCAAGCGTTGGGCGGAATCTAAATTGAAGGAAAATGAAAAATAATCCCAAACCACCCGTACCCCAGAACTCAAGACGGGGGTGTCTATGCAAAGACGGCAAGACCTACTCCCGTAAATGTTGTGATCCAATGGACATGCAAGCGCAAGGCATCGGCTTCATTGGCGGCAAAAATACCCAGAATCCATAATCCTAAATTATATACGCATGAATTTGACAGACATTTTCAAAAAGATCGAACTCGCCATCCAGCCAGAAGTGGTTGAATTGGCAAGTGCGAAACTAGCTGATGGCACCACGGTTGAGGCCGAGTTGCTTGAAGCAGGGCAGAACATCTTCCTGATCGGAAGCGAAGGCGAGAAAGTGGCCGTACCCGTTGGCGAATACCCAATGGAGGATGGTCGCATCTTGGTCGTGACGGAAGAAGGCGTGATTGCTGAAATCAAGGAGATGGTTGAGGAGGAGAAGGAGCAGGAAGTCACCATTGAGGTGGAAGCTGCTGCTGCCGAACCAACCATGCCCGAGGTGATGGCGATGATTCAATCTCTGAAAGAGGAGGTTGAAATGATGAAGGCAGAAATGGGCAAGAAAGAAGAAATGGCAGCCCAAGAAGCCGAGGTAAAAGAGGAGGAAGTGAAAGAGGTGGTCATGGCCGCAGAGAAGCCAATCGTGGCTGCTCCCGTGGAGGTCAAGCCCGAACTGAAGTTCCAAATCAGTGCGAAGCGTTCCGCCACTACGGCAGATCGTGTGTTCAACAAATTATTCAATTAATAAAACCCCAATAAAAAATGCCCACTACTACGAGCATTACTACTACTTACGCTGGTGAATTCGCTGGCAAGTACATCTCCGCAGCTTTGTTGTCTGGAGAGACCCTGGCAAAAGGTGGTGTTACCATCAAGCCAAACGTAAAATTCAAGGAAGTCATCAAGCGAGTTGAGCTTGACGGAATCGTGAAAGACCAAACTTGCGACTTCACCGATACCTCCACCTTGACCTTGACCGAGCGTGTATTGCAGCCCGAGTTCTTGCAAGTGAACCTGGAGTTGTGCAAGAGCGACTTTGAGAGCGATTGGGAAGCCATCCAAATGGGCTACTCCGCTTTTGACGTGTTGCCAAAGAACTTCGTTGATTACTTCGTTGGCTACAACGCAGGTAAGGTTGCTGAATGGGTTGAGCAAAAGATCTGGACTGGCGCAACTGCTAGCGCAGGTGAGTTCAACGGATTCCAGGCATTGCTTGCTGCTGACTCCACTGTCATTGACGTGACTGCCGTAACCGCTGGCATCACTGCTTCCAACGTCATCACCGAGATGGCACGTGTGGTTGACGCTATTCCTACCGCATTGTTCGGTAAGGAAGACCTCTACCTGTACGTTCCTACCAACGTGTTGAAGGCCTACGTTCGTTCTTTGGGCGGATTCGGTGCTTCTGGCTTGGGTGCTGCTGGTTTTGAGTCAAAAGGTTCTACCTGGTTCAACAACCAAGAGCTGATGTTTGAAGGCGTTAAGATTTTCCACGCTCCTGGCTTGGGTACCAACAAGATGGTTGCTGGACAGAAATCAAACTTGTACTTCGGTACTGGCTTGTTGTCTGACCACAACGAAGTGAAGGTGCTTGACATGGGCGATTTGGACGGATCAAAGAACGTCCGCTTCATCATGCGCTTCTCTGCTGGCGTTCAGTTCGGAGTTGGTGCTGATTTGGTTTACTACGCCTAATTAGCGATACAAAGTGACGCAAGGGGGGGACTTGGGTAACGCACCCTCGTCTCCCCTTTTGTGTTCAGGGTGCGGAAAACAATTAGTAAAAAGACAAAGGAGATGGTGTAGCAGGTTTTGCAAAGACAAGACCAGATTGGTCAAGTTCAGAGCGATGCAACTACCTGCGGTGTACAGACCACATAAGAAAGACAAATGCGAGTTGTGCGGGTTCGTACCAGTTCACAGTTGTCAGTTGGATGTGGATCACATAGACGGGAATCGAAGCAATAACAACCTCTCCAACCTTCAAACCCTTTGCGCAAATTGTCACCGATTGAAAACTCAATTAAACAAGGACTATAAAAAAAAATAAATCATGGCATGTTCATTGACTCTCGGCCGTATTGAGCCGTGCAAAGACCAGGTAGGTGGATTGAATGCAATCTACTTCATCAACGACCTTAACCTGGCACAATTATCATACGACACCGCAGACACGGATGTCATTGACCAGTTGGCTACCACTGCGGTATCGGCCTACAAGTATGACTTGAAAGGAACGTCAAACTTCGAGCAGAACATCACATCCAGCCGTGAGAATGGCACGACCTTCTTCGAGCAGGTTTTGAATGTTGTGTTGAAGAAGCAAGACGCTGATACCCATAAAGAGGTCAAGTTGCTGGCCTGGGCAAAGCCCGTGGTAGTTGTTGAAGACAACAACGGCAACGCATGGGTGATGGGCTTGGAACACGGATCAGAGGTTACGGGCGGAAGCATCGTGACTGGTTCTGCATTCGGTGACTTGACGGGCTACAACATCACGTTGACCGCCAATGAGCGGGTGCCTGCCAACTTCTTGTTGGGAGCCGTTCCAAACAACCCGTTTGCTGGATTGCTCGGCACCAAGCCGACCATCGTGGTGGGTTCCTGATCAATTCCTACACGAGCAAAGAGGCCACCTTCGGGTGGCTTTTTTGTTGGTAATAACCACACATGTGTCAGTTGGTGGTTATATACGCATGACTTTCCTATCATTTGAGACCAACAACGTGGTGACTTTGCCCATTCGGGACTGGCAAAACGGCAATGATGCGCTCACGGGATACGGCACAACGTTCCGTGTGCAGATGGTTTTGTATTCCAAAGACGGGCGAACCATCACCACCTACAACGTCACCTCACCCACATTCAACAAGGACACCCGTGAGTTCACTTTCACCTACTCGTCAGTTGGACTTGAGGCCGAGGTGCCGTACATGATCCGCTTGGCAGAGCAGACCTTGGTGACTGGGCAGTTTGTGAATAGCAAGATCCTATGCAGCGACCGCTTCATCATGCTGCCGCAGGGCGAAACAGTAAGCACCTACCAACCCGTGCTTGACACGGTAGAAGAGACAATGGACAACACATTCAAAATTTATGGGCAATAATATTAAAATGGTTGAGTTCAGCTCCTACGTTGCACCTGCAATCGTGGAGAACCCCCGCCTTGATTGGGTGGAATACGGGGAAGACAACAACTACTACCAATACCTGATTGACCGCAGGATCGGTTCCGCCACGAACAATGCCGTGATCACTGGAATTGCGGACATGATCTACGGCAAAGGCCTGGATGCTTCCAATTCAGCAGCCAATCCATCCTCCTACCTGGAGATGAAGCGACTTTTGAGCGAGGAGGACGTGTACCGATTTGCTAACGATGTGTATTGGTTGGGCAATGGTGCGCTTCAGGTGTTGTGGAATGCAGACAAAACCGCCATCGCAGAGATCACCCACATGCCCGTGCAGACCTTGCGTGCCGAGAAGTGTGATGAGGAAGGCAAAATCAATGCCTACTACTACGCATGGGATTGGACAAAGATTCGCAACCGAAATCAGGTGACCCGAATCGGGGCGTTTGGGATGTCAACAGAAAAGCGTGAGATCTATTTCTACCGCCCATACGCAGCAGGATCCTACTACTATTCACCACCCCGATACATGGCAGCCCTTCCGTATGCGGAATTGGAGGAGGAAGTGGCGAACTACCACATCAACAATATCAAAAATGGACTGGCTCCGTCCATGATCATCAACTTCAACAACGGCATTCCACCGCAGGAGGAGCAGGACAACATCAATTCTACCATTGGCCAGAAGTGGCAGGGAACGAATAACGCAGGGCGTTGGATCCTGGCTTTCAATGACGACTCAAACAAAGCGGCCACGATTGAACCCGTGGAACTTTCCGAGGCGCATTTGCAGTACGAGTTCCTCTCCCGTGAGTCCAGTCAGAAGATCATGGTAGGCCACCGAGTGACTTCGCCTATGCTATTCGGCATCAAGGAGAACACGGGACTGGGCAGCAATGCGGACGAAATCAAGAATGCCTACCTGCTCATGGACAATACGGTGATACGTCCAATTCAGTTGGGCATCATCTCGGCATTGGACGAACTGCTTGCGGCCAACAACACCGCCTTGGATTTGTACTTCAAGCCGTTGTCTCCGATGGAGTTCAACGACATCAAGGTGACTGATCAGAAGACGGTAGAAGAGGAGACGGGAGTGAAGGTAGAGGATCAAGTTGCTACCACTATTCCTGCCGAAGTGAACGAAGAACTCATCCAAAAGGAGGCATCGTACAACGGAGCGCAGATTGCGTCCTCGCTGGACATCATGCGAGCCGTCCAGGAGGGCGTTCTGACCCAAGACCAAGCAATCACCTTCCTCGTGCAAATGCTTCAATTTGAGCCGTCCGTAGCGCAGGCGTTGTTCACTGGCAATTCGTCTGCGGTAATCACTCAAATGAAGTCCGAAAAAAAGTCCAAAGCATCTGATCCCGCCTTCGGGGGTTGGGTGCAGGAATTGATTGACCTAGGAGAAGAGGTTGATGAGAAGGAATGGGAACTCGTTGACGAGGGCGCACTGACCGATGAGGACATCGTGAAGATGCGTGAGGTGCAATTTGCATCCACGGGAAGGGATTACCCAAATGCGCCAAGCAAGCAGGACGGGGTGACCCAGGCGGGGTTGGCCTACAAGGTGCGCTACGCCTATGCGGGGGAGCCAAGTGGTGAGCGTGATTTCTGCCGAATGATGCTTGCTGCTGGCAAAGTTTACCGATTGGAGGATATTGAGCGCATGAGCAATCAGCCCGTAAATGCGGGATTTGGCAAGGGCGGTTCAGCGACATACGACATATTCTTCTACAAAGGTGGCCCGAACTGCAAGCACTTCTGGATGCGCAAGACCTACCTGGCAAGAGCAAAGGGAGTGAAGCCAGACCCGAAGAACCCACGTTCCGAGGTGTCTGTCAACGAGCTGCGCAAGTTGGGGGTGAAGTTACCCGTCAATGATGCACGGGTGGCCAAGATTCCCTTTGATCAAGATTACCGAGGATACACAAAGGAGTATGCTGAAAAGCACGGAATACCCAAATAAGGTTATATAAAGCATGTACCCACTATTCATAAGCCCAGAGGATCTCGTAAAGCGCACCGCCATCAATGGCAACGTGGACAGAGATCAGATGATACAGTTCATCAAGATTGCACAGGACATCCATGTGCAGGCATTGCTTGGCACGGCTCTGTACAATCGATTGAAGACGGACGTTTTGAACTCGACTCTTGCAGGTAACTACCAGACGTTGTTGGAGGACTACGTGCAAGACGTGCTAGTCCACTATTCCATGACGGAGATCCTTCCGTTCTTGGCCTACAAGGTGAGCAACGGAGGCGTTTTCAAAAAGCAATCAGAGAACTCCGAAGGCATTGAAAAGAGCGAGTTGGAATACCTGATCCAACGGGAGCGGGACATTGCCGAACACTACGGCAGACGGCTCGTATCGTACCTAACATTCTACGGATCTCTTACCCCCGAGTATTATGAAAATCAAAATGGAGAAATGTACCCAACCGATGGCCAATCGTTCCACGGATGGTACATGTAGGTACAAGGTGAAGCCCGAGAACGAGCGCAAACTAATTGAATTTTTGAAGCAACATGGCAAGTCCAAATAACAAAATCTTCTGGGGGCAGGGGAGCGCAATGAACCAAAACGGTTGGGGGCAGGGATACGTCAACAACATCAACTGGGGATTGATTCACCCGAACTCGTGGGGGCATCCAGAAACGAACCTCACAGGTCAGAGCGGGGATGCGTACGACTATTTCTACTTACAACGTGTAACGGCAGCAGGTGGGTATTACGAGGGTAGTGCTTGTGCTATTGCTAAAATTGATTCTTGGCTATGAGTTTTTTTGATGAAGCGTCTTGGGTATTAATCCCCGAAGGAATCAAGGAGGACGTTGTTTACGCCCAAAAGCCAACCAATGGATTGGGGGATTTGACGTTCACGAGGGCATCTGATGCCACCCGTACCAATTCGGCAGGGGTTATTGAACGGACTCCGTGGAATTTGGTTACGTGGAGTGAAATGTTTTCGGACGCCTCTTGGTTGAAGCCATCTACCTCTATTTCCGCAAACGTAATCCAGGCACCGAATGGTACATTAACTGCAGATAAACTGATAGGTATTGGAAATAATCCGCTTATTAGCCAAGATAATATCGGTATAAACAATGTAGTCACAACTTTAAGCGTATACGCAAAGAAAGGTGAATTAAACTGGATACGACTTACAAATAATAATGCTGGCTATTCCGCTGCTTGGTTCAATTTAAATTCTGGTACAGTCGGGACAGTTTCTGGAACCGCAGCACCAACCGCAACAATCACAAATGTGGGAAATGGTTGGTATCGGTGTACTATGACCGTTCTTTTTACAAATACCAACACTACTGATTTTGTAATCGCCTGCACAAACGCTGACAACACTACCACTGGCTATACTGGCAATGGTGTAGACGGAATCTTCATCTGGGGCGCACAACTCGTTGAAGGCACAGACGCAAAGCCCTACTTCGCAACAACCAACCGCCAAGACGTACCACGCCTTCACTACCGCAATGCTGATGGGACTGTAAGTACTTGTCCTCGTTTGTTGCTTGAACCACAAAGAACCAACTCCATCAGGAACTCCACGATTGTGGGGGCGGTGGCGGGAAGTCCTGGGACGTTGCCTACGAATTTTGCTCAATTAGGTGGAGGAGGTTTAACAAGAACCGTATCATTAGGAACGGAAAACGGGCTTCAATATATTGATTTAAGGTACCAAGGAACTGCGACCGAATCATTTATTGAATGGCGTTTAGACACCACAACTGCAATAGCTGCGCTACCAAGTCAGGTGTGGTCATTCACAAATTATTTAAAATTGGTATCGGGCTCAATGCCTAATGCCTTTACGTTGAATGTCTACGCAAGAAACGCTGCCGCTGGAGTTTTGCAAAGTTGGATTACGCCAGCGTCTATCACTTCCAGCTTGAATCGTTTTCAGAATATAATAACCGCAACTCCTGCAAATACTGCATTTATTCAAAATGCTTTGTTTTTGACGATTACCAACGGAGCAGCATACGACTTCACCATCCGCATCGCTGCACCTCAAATGGAATTGGGGGCGTATGCAACTACGTTCATTCCTACCACTACGGCAGCGGTGACGAGGTTGGCGGACGCTGCAAGTAAGACGGGAATCAGCTCGCTTATTGGACAGACGGAAGGGACTTTGTTTTTTGACGCATCGCAATTATACACAAGTGGTAACCGTAGCATATCGGTTCTATGGGGAGGAAGTGGAAGTAATTATATACAAGTTTATATACTTAACGATATTAGGGTAGGTATTAACGGAACCCTTTTGCTTCAATCTAACAACATTTCTGCAAACACAAGATATAAAATAGCGGTAGCTTATAAAAGCGGAAATCACGCTCTTTATGTAAATGGCGTGCAAGTAGCGACTTC